AAATTAGAATATTCAGCTTTAGTGACAACTTTTCCATCATATATATGAATTTGATAAATCTTATTTACTGCTTCAATATAAGATAAGTTAAATTTATATCTCATACCCTCTATAATATCTAATTTATTAAATATTGGAGAAGCATAATCATAAAATATGTATTTTTCACCTTTTAATTCAATCCAGCATCCTGGTCTATTATCTTCTCTAAAAGGTGATGTATATTTTGTATTTGGAAATACTTTATAGCCAAAAATAGTGGACCAAATTTTCATTTGATCCACCACATTAAAATATACCTTATCACTAAAGTAATAGTTCATATTAGAAGTCTATTTCTGGCTTTTCTGCTCTTTCAGGTTTATTCATTCTATCAGAATATCTTGGATTTACTTCAAGATCAACATCAGGATTAAGGGTAAATAATCTATTACCTTTTGTTGCATAAGTAAATTTTGGAACTTCAAGATACCCATTACTTTTATACCAACAAAACAATCTACCTTTTAAATCTCTTGAATTTGAAGGCACCAAACCTTCATAAATCTTGATTACATCTTTAAAAGATGTTGGTTTTGTCTCTGTAAATTTCTTAACAATATCTTCTTCAGATACATAATTAGTTAAAATAGATCTTAATTTACTATTAATACTATTAACTTGTCTCTGAATGTGTTCTTCAGATGAAAGGTCTCCTTTAAATCTATCATTTGGTTCAAAAATTCTATCTTGAATTGTTGCTCCACTATCTGATGAAAATTTAATTAAAACACTATTACCTGTATCTGCTGATTCATAAGTTAATGATTCTAAAAATACATTATCATTAACTCCTGCTTGCATAAATGCCTTATCTACTGCTATTCCTCCAAAATCTATGTTCATATTATATTATATTATTAATTAATAAAAGGATTTTCAATATTTGATTTAGATGTATCAACATCTTCTAAATCATCCACAAATTGATATTTTTCTCTACCTAATGCTTTTAAGTTAAAATGACTTAAAGCTCTTCTAATTACTTCAATTCCTACTTTTTGACCATATTTATTGGTCAATTCTTCTGCAATTTGAGCTGGTGTACATCTTGAACACATTTCTGAAAGCTCACTCTTGATTAATTTAATCATTTTTTAAATTATTTACTTTTAATATATATTTTATCCCAATAAGTTTTATATACTCCATCAATAGTTTCAGCTACAAGAATTTTTTGATTTCTTAAATGTACAGCTCTGGATCCACAAATAATTTCATCAGAAGTTATAAAATTAAGATAAGTTTTATCACCCTCTCTTTGTAAAAGAGCAATTGCATCAACATCTGCACTAACTATTGATTTTAATTTTCCACTTAAATCTAAATCTGCTGCTTCTACTTCTTTACCTTCCTTTTCAATTGATTTTGCTCTTAAGTGTCCTAGTAATATAATATTATCTGCCCAAGTATAAATTGTATCTAATACTTTATTAAATGCAATTCTTAACCATAGATACCCAGCACCATTTGGTAATTCAAGAATTGAATCCCCAGTAAAAGTTTTACCTTGAGGTGTATCCATATAGGATTTTTTTGCTAATGGCAAAACTAAATCCTCTAATTTTGTAATAGTATCTATTATTATATACTCATAAGGATTACCTGCTTCTTTAATTTTTTTACCAATTTCAGATAATACTGCAATGGGATCTTTTTTTTGTTCTCTTGCTTCTTTTATTACATCAATTTTTTGCGAGCTAATAAAATTTAGCCCTTCTTCTAAATCTAAATGCAAAGCATTTGGTAATTCAGCAACCAATGTTGATTTACCAGCTTTTGGTTTAGAATATATAATCAGCTTTTTAGGGTTAACCCTTGTAGCTTCTACTTTCTTAGTAGGTAATATCATTCTAAAATTAATTTATTTAACCATTCTTTATTTGACCTTGGGACTTTATTTAAAATACAATAAAAGTCCCTAATTGTCATTAATGAAATATTTGAATCTTCTTCCTCTTTATTTATTTTAGTAAAATGTTTCAATGGTATTTCATATTTTTGATATGTTTTTCCCATATATTCCCAATTTATTAATGGATAATCTTTTACTGCTTCAGTATCTAATCTATGCCATCCAATATTATAAATATTAAATTCAGCATTTTCCAATTCTTTAGGAAAAACTCCTATACATACTTCACCATTGGATATAAAAGTTTTTTTAACTGTCATTTCTTTCTATAATTTTCATGTTTTTAAAATCAGCTTTCATTCTAATTACTTTGTTTGCTTCATTATTTCTATTTTTTAAAATATGCCAATACACATCTTCTTGAGTACAAGGTAATCTTTGAGGTCCGTAAAATTGAAGATTTAACATATAAGGAATATGAGATACTATTACCATATCTGCTGACATATAAAGACCATCACTATAGCTAAAATCTCCCTTTTGAGGATAATGCATAGTTGGTACTTTTTTTCTATCAGAACTCTCTATTTCCCTATTTAATTGTGAAGCAATAAAAGCTGTTATAGGATATTGTTTTTTAATTATATTCCAAAACTGACCTAATTCATACAACATATCAGTTGTAGTGTTATGATGTGCAGATTTTTGAACTAAAATACTGTGATCCAAAAACATAAGCATAGGTTTTTTGTATTTATCCCATACCCATCCTATTGTTTCTGCCATTTTATTTATAGTTTTAGGGGTATCAAAATACAATACATTTTGCTTTTTAATTTCCTTTGCTTCTTCCTCAATTTCTAAAATTTCTTTGTCTGTTAATAAACGTTCTGATGCAGATAAAATATCTCTCATTGATAAATTACTCCTTGATGATAATTTTCTAATTATTAAATTTTTAGATAACATCTCAAAGTTGAAATTTACTGATATCATATCTACGTCATTATTAGACATTATCCTATCTTCTAAATTTGCCATTAGAAGAGTTTTACCAGATCCGCTTAATCCCGCAATTAAATTTAGTGTACCTTCTTCAAATCCATTTAATGTTTCATTATCTAACTGTTTCCATTCTGTTTTAAAACTCTTAATTTCTCCACTTTTTCTTTTTTTAATATACTCTATAGCCTCATCTGTGGCCTCTTCAATAGTTTTACTTCCATATGGATTGTCATTCATATAATCTTAGTATTACTAAAACCAACTGTTGAATTATTAATAAATTCTTTAAGAGTTGATGTTTTTGTTCCATTAATAACTTTGTATAAGAAATAATCAGCTTGACGAATATACTTTAATTCTCCAAATTTACTATCTATATATTCTTTAGTATATTGTAGTATTTCATCAAAAGTATATTTTTCACTTTTAATAAATCTTATTAAGTTTCTAATAACAGCTTGTTTATCACCCTCAGCTCCTGGTTTTAATCCTTTAAATAAATCTCTGTATTCTTGGTACCTTAATTGTACTTCTTCTGTAATATTATCAGATACTCCAATTCTTAAAATATCAGCTTTTGATATTTTAATTTTTGAAATATCTAATTCATGTTCAATAGCAAAAAGATAAAGGAGAGCAGCTTCTACATCTACTACTCCTTTTTCTTCAAGCTCATTTTTTAATATCTGATAATTTGATATCATCTGCATATAAACTTTCTAAAAAATTATCTATAACCGGATGAGAATAAACTTCTGATAAATGTGAATAAGGATCATCTTCAATAGGATATTTTACATATCCTTTACTGGTTCTTAAATCTAGACCAAATTTAGTAGCTCTATTCATTAAATATTTATTGCCTTTATATTCAATCCAAAAATGTGCCCCATTATTTTTTGTTTTATAATTAAAAGTATTTTTTAATTGTTCTAAAACTTCTTTAGGAATATGATCAAATCCATTTTTATCATTTTTTACATCTACATCTAAAATAACATAATTATCATCCATTGAAACTGCTAAATCGTACCCTTTTGGTGGTAAACCCTTAAACCTTTTATATTTTGGGATTTGTCCCCATAATATGGTTGGTTTATTATTTTTTAAAAGAAATGTTCTCATTAGAAAATGTATTGACTATGAGCTTCTCCTTTTGTCCACCATTTACCGTAATCATTATTTTCAGCATATTTAAACACTTTTTCTATTTCTTCCTCTAATTCAGTAGTTACTTCAATATTACTTATTTTATTTAATAAATCTAATAAATTATGAATTGAAAAATATTCCATATCTTCTGAATCATTTTCAACTTCATTTAAATAATTTATAAATCCACATAATATAGTAGCATCTGAATTTCTACTACCAACTTCAAAAGTTAATTTATTATCTTCTATAAATTTTTTTACTGTTTCTTCCATTATACTATATTTTCGTAACCATTTTCTTCAATCCATGCATCAAGATCAAAGTCACTTCCCAATTCTTCAAATTTATCCCCAAATCCAATTCTTTTCCATGTTTCTTTTGTATTTTGGAGAGAACTAAATTGTTTAGTTTTTTCGAGGTAATCTTTTGGTATTAATTCCTCTAATAAGCTTTTTATACTCATAATAGTTTAATTTTTACTTTTAGTAATTCAAATGTTTCATCATCTATTTCATGTGTGGATAACCAAATATTAAATATTTTATCTATTATTTTAGCGTTTTTTTTCATTTCTTTGACCTTTTCATCAAATTTATCACTATTAAAAATAGATTCATATTCAACAAGTTTATGTAGCATATCTTGATATTTTATTACAATATTATCTGTATTATATCCTCTTTTATGATATTTTATGCACCTTTCAAATTGTCTTAATAATCTTGAAATATCCCATATATTATCAGAATAAAATGCTGGATTCCACTTATTCCAATGAGCAGTTTTACCATCTTTTTTTGATAAGTCTAAATACTCCATTGTTTGAAGGTCATATCCTTTTGATATAATATCAAGGTCAAAAGATGAGAGTACACTAAAAATATTATTAGCATATTTTTTATAAATTATATTTACATCAACAGCTAAATTATATTTCATTTTAATAGTTACTATTCCTATTTTATTAATACCAAGTCTTTTACCATTAGTCCATTCTTTAAATTTCCACTGTTCAAGTGGTTCAATAAGTGTAAACATATCATTATAATACATAGCATATAATAACTTTGTAAAAGATGCTTCATCATAAAGAAATATATCTACATCTTGTCCTTCAAAATATTCTAATAAACTTGATCCACTTATACAACCTTTAATATTGGATTGGGACTTAACCCAATCCAATACTTTATTAATAATATTCTCCATTATATGTGCTCTACTATACTTTCATAAGCTTTTTTAATTTCTTCTATAGTATAGATTTTATGCAATTTAACAATCCCTTCATTGAAATATAAACCAAACTCTTCAAAATCAGAAATAGTATTAAATTGTTGCATTACAGCATTTAATTTATCTGTTTTACTATTTTTAGTTTCATTTTTTATCCAATCAAGAGCTTCTTTTTCCATAGTTTCAAGTAATGGAGTTGTAATACTTGTTTTATTCTTATACTCTCTTAGTTTTGAATTTTTAAGCAATTCTTCAGTTTCTTTTACAGCATCTTCAAAAGTATCTACTTTTGATTCTTTAAAATTCTTCTTTTTTAATATGGATGCAAGTACTATAGCTTTGTGTGCTTTTTCTTGCTCTTCTACAAATGATGCATTTGTTATCGGTCCATTAGGACCTATTAAATACCCACCATTTTTTAATTTCAATTCTTCTTTTGATAAAAAAATCATAATAATTTAATTTAAATATTTTACCCAATTTTTTATATATTGTATATTCTCATTTGGTACATCAAACCAATCAGCATATCCAGCTAGTGTATAATTACTTGTTGTATGTAAAGATATTATTTCACCAATACTCCATTGACATATTTTTTTACCATCATCTTTTTTTATATATGCATCTCCTTTATCCCATTTCATACATGGACTATGACTATCACCAAATACAATTGCTGTTTTATATGTTTTAGGACTTGATACAATCTTTTTAAAGTATTTTTGATCATTATCTGTTCCACATTCATTATAAATTTCATTTATATCTAATGAATCTAATTCAGAATAATCATATAATTTACTTTTTGTTCCTGTAATTAATATATCTGTATAAAATAATTCAGCAAATGTTTTAGCGTATATTAAAATATTTGAAGATATTGATTTAGGTATTGATCCTGAAATATCAATAATTATTATATTTTTTTGCATTTCAGGTAATTCAAAATCACCAATAGGTATACCAAATTTTTTAGTATAAAGATTTGGATTAAAAATTGCTGTATTTGCTAAATTTACGACTATAGAATCTTCTATAACATTGAACCAGTATGGTAATAAATGTAAATCTCTTAATACCTCAATATCTACTTTATAAGAAACATCTTTTAATAAATCATTAAATTCTAATTTAGTTTCTGTAATTCCTCCTAAATCCTCTTTACTATGTTCACTTTTTGCTAATGTAAAACTTTCATTATATGAAAAATTATTTTCTTTTAATAATGCTCTCCAGTTTAATTTAAATTCTGATCTTTTCATTATCTCCCATAAAACTTCATATTCAAGCATTCTAACACAATTATCATAATTTCTAATTTCTGTTTTTATAAAAGGTATCCCTAAAGGTATTAAACTAAGGTCTTCATTATTTTCTACCAAATAAACAATAGGTAGTTTAAATCTTTCACTTTGAATTAATTTTATCATAATAAATGTTTTTGTAAGTCAAGCCAAGATATTTTTTCATTTTTTTTCCATATATATCCAGATTTTAATTTAGCATCTTCTTTAGTATTTTCTATTAATACATTTAATATTGGTTCAATTGTTGTTTTATACGGAGTATTTGCATTTTTAATTATCATTTCAACAGCTTTATCTACACTTCTTGGTGTAAAATAATTTACATTTGAATTTGTAAATGATTCTTTTGATATAAGATCAGATAAATCTGATAAAATAGATTCTGGAATTGCTGTGTATTTTTCATACATATATTTACCCCATATATTCCTATTAAATTTTACATCGTAAAATATAAATCTTTCTTTTTGTTGAGGAGTCATTATTGTAGCTCCTTGTGGATTACCAGCAGCAATAATCATAATATCAGCTAATTTTCTACCACTAATTGTTCTTCTGTCCTCTAACAAATTTAAACAAGCATTTAATACCATAGGTATTGAATTCAATACTTCATCAAAGAATAAAATGTCACCATCTTTCATATTTAATAATGTATCATAGTCAAAAAAAGACATTTCTTCTTTGTCCTGTTTTGGCAATGCTATTCCTGATATTTCATTTGGCAGTCTTTGAGAGGCTATAAATGTAACTAGGTTTACTCCTTTTTTCTTTGCAAATTGAGATATCATTTGACTTTTACCGTATCCAGGATTGCTTCTAAATAATGGTATACAAGTTCTTCTTAGATTACTATCTTTATAAATACTCTCTAATACTTCATTTATTGTATTCATATAACATATTTTAAACAGAAAAAGGTCTCAATAATGAGACCTTTTTTTAATATAAATTATTGATTTTTAATTATTTAGCACCCCTTTAGGGTCTTGCTTCCTCCTCCCAATAGGTTATTTCAGGTATAAGGAATATACAACCTGACCTATTCTTTATATTGCTATAAAGATAACTTATTTTAGTGTTTAAGGGTTTTGACACTCTTAATAACAAAAATACGAATCATAATAAATTTTCATTTTTTAAGTTATTAAATATTTCTTCATCTATTGTGTTTTTTACAAAAACACAATGATAAACTGTTTTATTACTTCTTAAAGCTCTTCCTTGTATTTGAATAAAACTAAGAAAATTTGAAAAATCTACTTGTTGATTTATAACATGACTCAAATTTGGAATATTATGACTTTCTTTCATCATTCCAACTACTGCAAGATTATTTATATCACCATTTTTAAATTCTTCAATTATCTTAGCATTTATTTTTGTATTATTCTTTGAATTTACAGAATATGGAAATTTTTCACAAGATTCAATTGAATCTGTAAATAAAATCTTTTTACCTTTTAAACTTTTAAATAGTTCTTTTGTATATCTAAATTTATATCTACTTATAAAATCTTTCCTTTTTTTACCTGCCATATCTTTAAAGAATTTATATTTTTTAAATTCTTCAAGAGTTGTTCTATTCAAATAATAATCATCCTTTATACTTAGATATTTTGTAACTGCTTCATTATACTCTTTGTTAAGTATTTCATAATGTTGCTTAGAGTTACAAATTACAGTAGTTTTTTTACTCCATTTATTATGTGTATCCCATTTTTCAAATGGTATTGTAATAGTTTGTTTAATTGGATTTCTTTCACATATGTAATAGTTGGCTTCATTACCTAATTCTACCCAATGTACTTTAATTTTAGGCACAGGTAATAGTCCAATTTTAACAGCTTCTGATATAGTTATAGTATATCTATAAGTTTCTGGATTGTGATTAAGGATCATTTTCCATTTTTTTTCTATCATTGTAGCCGAAAGGTATAAAATATTTCCTTTATACTTTTTTATATGATTCATTACAGTTAATGATATATGGTGAGCCTCATCAAATATAATATATTTAAAATTTGATAAATCTACTTTATGGAAAGATCTATAAGTAGAGAAGCTATAATTATCTTTTTTGAAACCATGCTTATTAATTTCATTTAAAATATTTTGTGCATGTGATATTTCATAATGAACAATTAATACTTTTCCACTTGCTAAATCCAGTGCTTGTTTTGTTTTCCCAATTCCTGTTGCAAATTCTAATAATATATCTTTATTATTTTCATGTATTTTTTTTAATTTATTTTGTATTTTATCCCTTTCTTCATTAGACTTCATTTATTAATATTTTTACTGTTTTTATTTTTTTTAAATCTCTATCTGAATTATAAGATCCAAATTCATCTTCATATTTTTGTATTGCATCAGTTTTATTCTCAGCTATTGTAGAAATTAAAAAATTTTCTGAATTTTCTTTAATTTCTTTTACTGCGTAATATAATTTGAATAATTTATTTTTATTCTCTATTTCTTTTATTTCTTCTTCTTCTTCATCAAGATCAATTCCAGAATAATATAAAAAATCATCAATATCAAAAGGTAATATAATTCTACCTTTTCTGTTTTGAGTTACTTGTGCTACTCTATACTTTTCATCTTCGTAATTATTTGTAATATATGGGAATATATTTGAGTATTTTTCTTCATCAAAATTAAAAACAGAATCTTTTAATTTTTTTCTTATTTCATGATATTGTTCTTCATTACAATACATAGTGATAGGTATAAATCTATCTTTGCTCTTTAGTGTCATTCCATATTAATTTAATTATATACTCTTTAGAAAAGTCATTCAAGTTTATCTCACCTTCAATTTTAACCTTTCCCTTTCTCTCTTCAATTCTAAATATATCTTTTTCTATTTCTTTAATTTTTAAAAAATTTTTTTCTGTTTCTTTCATAAGTAAAATTTTAAATGGTTATTCCTTAGTATTATTTTCAATATTGTCGTTAAATATTGTCAAAACTACTAATATAAATATTGAAAAAATAAATAAATTTATTACCATTTTATTCTTTTTTTTAAGTATTCTAATAAATATTTTGCATAAGATGTAAGTATTACTTTACCATCATATGTGAAATAATCTTTTTTCTCTTTTTTTGCTTTTTCATATAAATTATGAAACTCATCATAATTTATTTCAATCTCTTTCTCCATTTTAATTTAATAAGTTAAATTTTCTATTACTATATTATTTTTTTCTGCTAATTCATTAATTTTTTCCCACATTTTTGTTGTAGAAAATTCTCCTAAATCTTCAAGATATTCCATTTCTTTCCTTGTATTATGCATCAAATCCCATATCATTGATGCTAAATCAGCAGATTTCATCATTCTTTTAAATTCCATCATATCCTCTGGATCTGATAAATTAAATTTTAATATTGCTTTTGACATGATAATTTTCAAAGTTCATACTAAATTACTTATAAGTGTATTCTTCTAATTTTTCAATTGATTTTTTCATTTTTTGTTTATTCATCTTGAAACTTCTACAACTGACTCAGGATAATTATGACAAGCTTCTAAGTAATTTATTAGAAATTCAACAAGTCCTTCATAAGAACCCCAACCATTATCAGGATTGAATTTTTTATATTTATTAGGATCTTCAAGTAATTTATTGAGACCTGTATTTAAGATATCTATTAACTCTTTCGCTTGTACTACATTATTGTCTTCAAATTCATGTTGTTTCTCATAATCATCTTCACTTATATTATAGTTACTTTTTAATCTGTATGGTCTCCACAAGGCTTCATAAATACCTGCTTCTTCAGCCATATCAGTAAGATTATGAGTAATGCTATTACAGTAAATTATATTGGTTTCTTTTTCTTGTTCTATCCTATAAAATGCTTTATTAGGATATTTTAAATTCCATTCCTCTTCTGTAATTTCCTTTGTTTGTCCATTTTCTCTAATGAAAATACCAGAAGACGTATTAGTATGTTTTTCTTTAGATATTAAATATACATTTAAACCCATGTTTAATTATTTTAAATTTATTTTTTTAAATTTCGTAAAATTAAATTTAAATACTTTTATGTTATGGACATTATTGCCTCGCATCAAACCACTCGATTAAATCCTCTTTTATAACAAGTTCAAATTGGTTATTAGGATAGTAGAGTTTTGGCAAAGAATCTCTTAGTTTATCAAAATCAATTGATTCTTTCAAAGCTTTTAAATATATTATCCATTCATTAATTTTATAATCTATTGGCTTATACCATTTGTTCTGATAATAGACTCCATCTTTTATAGGGTAAAGTTCATCTGTTTCTATAAATTTTACACCATTAATTAATACC